GGATGGTTCGCCGCGGCCGGTGTAGTCAACCAAGTGATTGTGCGTTATACGGTGGGATCGGATGTTTCAGCGATTCCGAAACCATTGATTCAAGGGATGATGTTGGTCATTTCGGATTTGTACGACCAACGCAATGACCGCGTTCGTGCATTGCCAACGGCATCCGAATATTTGTGGAACCCATACCGAATTTTCACGTTCTAATGATTGACCAAGCGGGACAATTAGACCGACGAATCACGATTCAGTCGTTCACCACTACAACCGATGCATTCGGGCAACGTGTCAAATCGTTTGGCACATTGGCGAACGTATGGTCCAAAGTGGTTGAAAAGGTCGGCAACGAAGCCGAAAACGGCGATATGATTTCCGCAACCAAACGTGTTGATTTCTACATTCGCTACCGTTCCGACATCAATGAACAAATGCGGATCGTGTACAACAACGAAACATATAAAATTCACGCAATCCAATCGGCGGATGCCCGCAAGGCATTCCAAATGATCCGTTGCGAATATACCGACGCGCAATGAACAACGTGACAATCACAATGGTTGGCGACAAAAAATTGCGAAAGCAATTGATGAGGTTGGACGATCGTATTCGCAAACGCGTTTTGAAAAAAACCGCTCGCAAGGCATTGCGTCCAATCGTTCCCATATACAAAAACCAAATCACCGATTCCGACGAAGTATTCGCCGTGTATCGCAATGGAAAGGTATATGCCGAAATCATTCCGGGACAATTGCGTCAATCGATTGGTGTTAAATTCCCAAAAAAAGCACCCGGCGTCGATTCAATCGTTGCATCGGTTGGACCTCGGAAATCTGGTGCGTATTCGCACCCAGAAAAGGGCGGATGGTTTGCCGCATTCATTTCATTCGGTTGGTTGGAATTTCGCGATGGTTCCAAATACAATGGTCGAAACTATGGTTGGGCGTATCGCGCAATCAAAATCGGGCAACGTATTGCGAAACCAAGAATCCGAACGGCATTCACACAATTTTTGCGTATTGAAATAAGAAAATTGGGTTTCACACAAAAAATCGGATTGAAATGATTGGGAAGGTCATCAAATATAAATTTGACAACACATCGGCATTGAACGACGTGTTTGGTGGTCGTGTTTATCCCGTCATCGGGGCGCAAGGTGGCGCAACGCCGTTTGCGGTATATGACACAACATCCATTCGAACCGAGGGTTCAAAAGATGCCGATTCACACATTGACATCGTAAACGTTTCAATCACATTGGTTGGCACGAATTACGGCACATTGCAAACGGCAGTTGACGACATACGTTCAACGTTCGTTCGCATGGAAGAAACAATTTTGGGCGTGAATGTTCAAACGTGTATGTTCGACACCGTTTCGGAGGTGTACAACGTAGACGAAACGACATTCGGTGTCGAAATTGATTTAAATTTTCGAATTATTAAAAACTAAAAAAGGATAAAAAATGGCGTCAACATCCGTAATGAATTCAACCGACGTTGTAATTCAAGTATCATCCGACGATGTAACATATGAAATCATCGGAAAAATGACATCCGCATCATTGGCGGTGTCAATGGCAACACGCGACACATCGACCAAAGATTCAGCCGGTTGGATGGAAGTGTTGGAAGGACAAAAATCATGGACATTGTCGGGCGAAGGCTTGGTCGTATATAGCAATAGCGGCAAGGCAACACCAGACGATTTGTTCACATTCGTTTCAAACCGTTCATTGGTTTACATCAAGTTCGGATCAACTACATCAACGGAAATCGCATATTCTGGCGCGGGGTATTTCACCGAGTTCAGCAACGATGCGGGATTCGAGGACAATGCAACGTTCTCGTTCAGTTTCCAAGGTACATCAACGCTCACACAAGCGGCGGTGGCATAACGATTTCGGGGCCGTCCATTGGGCGGTCCCTTTATTAAAACAACAACACAATGACAAAACAAATTTTAATTAACGGAACGGAACACCCGGTGAAATACGGATTCAACGCATTGCGATTGTTTTCAAATCAAACGGGAATTGGGTTGGACGAATTGTCACAACTGGAAAACAAAATGTCAATCGATTACGCAATCGCATTGATATGGGCCGGGATGAAAGACGGTGCGCGCGTAGAAAAAATTGATTTCACAATGACGTTGGACGACGTTGCGGATTTGTTGGATGATGATCCGACAATCATCAACCAATGTGTTGCGCTTTTCGTGGAATCGTTTATGAAAACAACGGACGAAGAATCCGTAAAAAAGTAGATGCCCACCCCGAATCACAATCATTTGATTGGGATGATTTGGAATCCATCGGGTTGGGCGAAATGGGAATGACGGTTGACGAATTGTACGACATGACGCCACGTCAATTCCAAAATAAACGGAAAGGATTCCAAAGGGTGTTTGAACGAAACATTCAAACCATTTGGGAATCCACACGGTGGAATGCGGCGGTGACAATCGCCCCACACACCAAAAAACGATTAAAACCACGCGATTTGATTGCGTTCCCTTGGGAAAGTGAAAAACGCATTCATCGCGCGGCCACATTTGAAGAAGTACAACAAGCGATAAAACAAGTTTTCGGCAATGAGTAACGAAGCAAACATCGATTTAAAATTCGGCGCGAATCTTAAGGATTTCCGCCGTGGTATCGCTAACATCGACAATTCGTTGCAACGATTGGCGGGTGGTTTTTCCGCATTAGGTGGTGTCATTGGGGCATCATTCGCAGTTGATATGATCCGACAATTTGTTTCGGAATCGGTTCAATTGGGTGCAACAATGGAAGGTGTGCGCGGGGCGTTTGAACGTTTTGCAGATGCATCCACATTGGATGAATTGCGTGCGGCGGTTTCCGGCACGGTCGATGATTTGAAGTTGATGCAAATGGCCGTTCGTGCCAAAAACTTCAAAATCCCGATGGATGTGTTGGCCAAGGGTTTGAAGTTCGCCACACAACGCGCCGTTGAAACGGGTGAATCGGTCGATTATTTGGTTGAATCATTCGTGATTGGTTTGGGTCGTGAATCGGTGAAGATTCTTGACAACCTTGGTATTTCTACATTAGAAATTCAAAAGAAAACCAAGGAGGTTGGCGATATGACCAAGGCCGTTGGATTGATTATGGATGAGGCGTTTAAAAACGCTGGTGAACAAGTAGTCACCACATCGATGAAAATCGACCAACAAAAGGCCGCCATCACGAATTTGAAAATTGCGATTGGTGAAAAATTAGCACCGATTTATTCCAAAATGTTGGATGTCACAATCGAGCAATTGACCGCCATCAATATATTGTTGAATGACCAAGCGGGATTGCAAGAAAAATCCGCCAATGTGCTGAAAACATATTTTGACCTTACCGGAAAAAACAACACGGCATTGGGTCAATTGACGCAATCATTGTCGGCATATTTTGAATTGCAACGCAAAATCGAGCAACACCAAGAGGATGCCAAATTAACGCTCGATGATTACCGCAACGCACAAAAACAATACGATGCGGAACAAGCGTTGGCCGAGGAAAAGAAAAAAGAAGCACTCGAAAAATATCAAAAGAAACTCGAGGAAGTAATTCCAACCATTAAACAAGCGACATACGAGGCGCAAAAATTATTCAAGCCGGGCGAATCTGGTGATATGTTCAAAGATGGTTTCATTGAACCATTGGAAATCATCGATACCGAATTGGAAAACGTTGGTGATGATGCCGAAGATTTCGGCGTAAAATTTGACCATAGCATCCGAAAAAGCATTGAAACATTCAAACAATTTCGGGATCAATTTTTAATGATTGGCCAATCGTTCCGTGTGGCATTTGAAGAAGCATTCGTTCCATTGGATCAATTGGCCGAGGGCGAAACCCGATTGACCAGATTCCGTGAAGTATTGGTCAATGAATTGAAAAAAATGGTTGCCCAATTATTGGCAACGGCCGCGGCCGCCGCATTGTTATCCGTTGTTTTATCCATCGCATTTGGTGGCACAAACAAAGCGGGTCAAATAATGTTTGGAAAAGCGGGAATGAATTTTGGTGATTTATTTGGCGCATCATTCGGTAATATGGGCGGCATGGGATTCAACGGAGGCGTTGGCAATAATAGCGGCGGATTGGGAAATATTATTGGCGTAGTTAAAGGATCCGATTTGTTGTTAATCAACGATCGGGCTGGACGAGATAGAACGCGATCACGCGGTTTTTAATATATGGCAAACGTTAGGTATTACACGGAATTTCGCACATTACGTGGCGATTTTTATTTATTGGAAATCTGGGACGCCAATCACACGGGCGATGCAACAC